TTATTGACCAAAACGATACGGTGTACGTAATGGGTCAAGTTAATTATTCTTATTTATCAGGTGGTGACGCAAACACAGGTTTAGCGTTAGGTGATAGAAACGGATTTAACTTAATCTTTACTGCACAAGAAAATGAACCAAGTAGAGTGTTAGAAGCACCAGCAGGGTACACAGGAACAACTCCTGAAGCCTTAATTGCTGCTGTATTTACAGGAGCACCACTTGTAGGTTAATTGAAATGTTAGTCCTTTTAGGACAATTTCTATATCTTCCAATGAAAAGAGAGGCTTTATGCCTCTTTTTTTTTAAATATACCTTTCCAATTGGATTTTTTTTATATTTAGTTATATGATAATAATGAATAAGGGTCAAGTTAATGAATTGGTGTTAAACATCAATAATAACTCAAGAACCGACTTTTCGGGATATACACTTACTTTTTTAAACATCTTATCACAAGAGGTTAAATCTTATACCATAAGCACATCAAATCCATTACAGTTTGCTGAAAATATTAGGTATTGTGAAATTGTATTGGATTTATCTGTTAATGATTTAAACTACGAGGGACAATATCAATTAGAAATTTTTGGTAATGGTACACAATTAGTTTATACGGGTATGGTTCGTTTATTAGGTACAACAGAACAAGGAAATACATTTACACAATACATTTCACCTGACGAGGATAATTCCAATTACATTTACATACAAGATTAATTATGAGTGAAGAAAAACAAAAATACCAATTAAGTAGAGCACAATTTACACAAGAACCATTACTACCAATCTTTTCTGAAGTTTTAAACAGATTAGATTATGTATTATATGGTGAAGGTAATATCATGCCTCAATACCTAATCAGTAGATATAATAACTGTGCAATTCATAAAGCAATTGTAACATCAAAAAAAGAACAGATAATGGGTGATGGTATTGTTTCATTAAACAATCCAATGGCCACAATTTATCTTATTAACGATAAGGAAAGAATGGATGAAGTGTTTGAGAAATGTGCGTTAGATTTGGTTCTATTTGGTGGGTTTGCTTTAAATGTTATTTGGAGTAGAGATAGAAAGAGTATTGCTGAAATATACCACATTGATTTTAGTAGATTAAGAAGTGGTAAGATTAATCCTGAAACGGATAAGATTGAAAGATATTATTATTCTGCTGATTGGACTAATATTAAAAAGTTCCCTGTTACAGAATATGATGCGTTTAGTCAAGAAGATGGAAGACCATCTCAAATCTATTATTACAAACAATATAGTCCATCACAATCATATTATCCACATCCTGATTATAGTGGAGCGTTGGCAGCAATTAATATTGATGTACAGATTAAAGAGTTTCACTCAAATAATTTAATGAATGGTATGATGCCTTCATTATGGATTAATATGAATAACGGACTACCAGGTCCTGAAGAACAACGTTTAGTAACAAGAGCGTTAGAGAGTCAATTTACAAGTGTTAATAACGCTGGTAGACCAATCATATCATTCAATGAAAGTAAGGAATTAAGTCCTGAAATTACACAAATTGCAACATCAGGTAATGACCAATACTATTCACAAATTTATGATGATATTATAAGAACAATCTTATCAGGTCACCGTATATCAAGTGGAGAATTATTTGGTATTAGTACAGCAAACAAATTAGGATCAAAAGATGAGATTGATACACATATTACTTTCATCCGTAAATCAGTTATACAACCATATCAAAAACAATTATTAGGTGTATTTGATAAATTGGTTACAATGAAATTTGGAACACCAACAACTTTTGAAATTAAACCAATGTCTATATATGAAACAGGTGATATAAATGAAGCACCTTTAGTTGTAGATAAACCAGAAACCCCAACACAAATATAATATGGCAAACGTTTTACTCGTAAGTGAAAATAAATTAAAGGCGTTCACCAACGTAAATAAGAATGTGGACATGGACACAATCCGTGCTGAAATTGGTATTAGTCAAGATATTCAATTACAACCATTATTAGGAACTTTATTTTATAACCAACTATTATCTAAAGTAAGTGCAACAGGTAATACTTTTACATCTGATGAATTAACATTGGTGAATGATTATATCAGTCCATACCTTATACAAGTAAGTTATTACGAAATGATTCCACACCTACATTATAGAACAATGAATGTTGGTCTTGTTAAAGCTGGTGCTGTTGATGGTGGTAGAGATGGTGTTGATATTGAAACAATGAAATATCTTCGTACAATTCAAAAACAACGTTCTGACTTTTACATGATGAGGTTACAAGATTATCTAATCATTGGATATGGTCAAGGAATATTTCCTGCGTACTTATCACAAAATACAAGAGATGGAATGTTGCCTGATAAATCGGATAAATACAACTCACCAATATTTTTAAATCATACATCTCGTTATGGATATTCATTGGCTCAATCAATGAGAAATTTGGATGTGTATAGTGATAGAGCACATTACGATCCGCCTTGTACCGATTGTGGGTATTAAGAGTGTGGATAATATGAAATAATTTTCGTATCTTTATAAAAAAGACATATGAGAATTAGAAATGAAAAAATTGAAACAGGAACAAAATTTAGTAGATTAACTATTAAATATGAATTAGAAAAACATTTACAACCATCAGGTAAATCTATAAGAAGATTTTTATGTGAGTGTGAATGTGGTAAAGAAAAAGAGGTTTTATTACAACATATAAAAAGTGGTAGAATAAAATCTTGTGGTTGTTATAACATTGAGGTTGCAACAGAACGTGGAGTAAAAAGATTTACCAAACATGGTAATTATTATCATCCATTATGGTCAACTTATAGTGATATGAAACGTAGATGTTATAATGAAAAACGTGAAGATTATAGATTATATGGTGGTCGTGGAATAAAGGTTGAAGATGTTTGGTTAGGTGAAGAAGGGTTTAATAATTTTGTAAAAGATATGGGATTAAAACCAGATAAATTTTACAGTATAGATAGAATAAACGTTGACGGAAATTACGGTCCAACTAACTGTAAATGGTCAACACCAAAAGAACAAGCGAACAATAGAAGATGAACGAATATATATATCAAATTATTGGGGCAATTGCAACAACCATCATTGGTTATGTTGCTGGTTTCCGTAAATCCAAAAATGAAATTGAGGGTGGACGACTTGAAAATATGGAAAAATCCTTAAAGGTATATCAAATAATTATTGATGACCTATCAAGAAAGGTTGAAGATTTAACTACACATATTGTACGATTAGAACAAACAATAGATAGTTTGAAACAAGAGAATAAACAACTCAAAAACAAAAATAGTATATAATGAAATTAGAACAAATTATTAAATTGAAATTTGGTGAGATTAAAAAATCTGAACCAACTGAAATGGGAGCTTATCCTTGGGATGAATGTATGACAGACCAAATGGAAAGATATGGTGATGAGGAAGTAGCAAAAAAAGTATGTGGAGCAATTAAAGCTGCAATGAAAAAATCATTTGCTGAAGGTGAAGATTTGGAAGGTGCTTGTTGGGAAGGATATGAACCAATCGGATTGAAAGAAAAGGATGGTCGTATGGTTCCAAATTGTGTCCCAATTAAGGATAAATAATCTTAAATCAATATTGTTTGGCAAGATTTTTAGACCAGTCAGATATTGTTTGGCAATGCCAGACAACATTGTAGATAGCACATTTGCCACACAACATTCGCTGCAGCGCACAAAAAACCCCATCGTAGAAACGACAGGGTAAGATTAGGATACAGTTATGAAAAACCTAATCTATATGTTTAGGGGATAGTTTTAATTAAAATAAATAATTTCGTGTTCTTCTTCGGTTAAAGTTTCTTCATCACAATGCCAATAACCTTTTTCCATAATCAACATACATCTATCGTGTAGATATTTAACTTCTTCTTTTAACTCATCAAGAGTTTCCCATGAAAGAATGTATATAACCAATAAACCTGTGTTCTTACATTCAACCGTCATTTCTATTTTTTTCATATTATCTATTTTTAATTCCATCATTAAATGACCATTCGGGTCTAACTAAACCATCTTTAACTTGACCTGTGTATATGTTAATAACAGGTATGTCTTCTTTATATGTTAATTTCTTATGACCTTTAATTGTATTTTTGGTGGTCACAATTTTCTTTCTCTTACTCATATAATTTTGTTTTATCAAATTCCATTCTTGCGTATTTACAATCACCATCACCATTCTTTTTGTGTTTGGTTACTCTAAATCCAAACTTCCTAAAGAACTTCATTTGGTCTTGTATTGGTGTATTAATTTCTCCTAAACCAGCACCGTGGGTTACTCCACCCATACATTCCAAATACATCGGTGGGGTACCATCTAATGTAAAATCAATATACGCAATCATCAATGACATTAATAAACTACCAAGCCCCATTTTTTGTGCTGATGGGACTACTGATAATTTTGATATACATATACCTCTACCACCATCAGGTAAAATAGCAATTGTAGCAATTGGAAAATCTTTAACTTCCTTTCCCACTTTATCTATTACATCTTCTCTTATTATAATCCCAATTTTATTACATATACATAATAAATTATCCGTAACAGAATAAACATATTTTCCAAATACCTCTACGTTCATATCAGACAACTCTTTTTTTACAGCGTCATCTAATTGCCACATATTGTTTGTTAATTTTATAAAATTGGGATTATCGTCCACAAATATTACCTTGGTAATTTTTTTTGAGTTGAGTGTATAAGGGTCATTGTTATAATCCTCAATGAACTTTTTTGGATTCAAATTATAATACTCCTTTATTTGTTGGGTATTATCAAATTGAAAAAACTTACTTTCTAATTCTTCTTCTTTCATAACTTTTAATTTAATTTGTGTAAAGGTAGGGAACTTTATGTTCCCCACCTAATTTATTTTATATTACTCTATACGCTCTAATAAAATCACTACCTTCTGTTGATTTTATTTTAACCTTTAATTCGGGAAAATCTAACTTGAGTACCCTTCTTAAATTTTGAGTATATGATTTTGGTAAAGCAAAAGATTGATTTACTTCCATCTTATCAATTAGATTTTTTAAATTAATTGCAATAGCACTACTTCTTCTTTCATCAACAAAAGGTAGATTTTCTATTACTACTGAATTAAAATCAAAAACTTCACGTTTTTTAGATGATTCGTGTTCTTTATTGTATTTTTCTTTAAAACACGTTCTACAATAAGTTGTACGTCCATCTAAAGCTTTTTTTCTAAAATAAAATTCGTCTACTGTTTTTGTTTTGTTACATTTTATACAAAACTTATGAGTTGGGGTATTTATATTTCCCATGTTATTTGGTGTTTTATATCCTCCACCACGAGGGGGGTTGTTATTTAATCTAATACTGAATATATATTACTTGACTCTTGACCGCCAATTTTATCCATATAATCCACTTTAAGGTTCTGTACGAACACCCACGGTAGGGTATTGATATAACCTTCTCTATGATGGTTTATATTCAAACTTGTAACGACTTTTGAAAAATCAGTAAGTTCATACTTACGACCACTAAAATCTACATCACAGGTTTCACTCTTTTCAACCATTACAATACAACTTTCATATTTGGTTTCACACATAATTTGTAATACACCTAATATTTCTTTTTTACTACTGTAACTATTATTTACTTGTTCTATAAGTTTTGTGTCTGTAAAAAACTGAACTGTAAATTCTGTCTTCTCCATTGTAAATTGATGTTGATATTTTACATCATACATTGTAGATAAATCAACATAAGATTTAAAATTTTTAAACCATTTGTTGTATTGTTTCCACAATAAATCATCTCTATCTTTTACATACTTTTCATAATCATCAATAACTTCTGAACCATTTGGTCCAACCATTATTACTGATTGTTTTTGTTTTTCTAATCTTTCTTGTCTTTTTGACTGTTTCATAATTTTTAATTTAAATTTGATTGTTTTTTAATACGCGACAACGTTTGTAAATGTTTAATTTGTTCTTCAGATAAATTATCCCAAGCCTTCATAATTTGAGACAATGAATTACATGCTAATTCAAAACGAGAAGCTTTAGGGTCACCCCATGATTTGAATAACTTATCAAACCTATCTTTATGGTCATAAAATATATTACATACATTGTGCATCTCAATTCCTTTTGGTGGTCTAACTTTAGATTCCCAAGCGACCATTACAACGAAACAATCGTAAGGAAACTCTCCACCATCTCTTGGATGTGTAGCGGTCATAGTTTTTGCAGTAGGATATTTCTTTTGTAATTCCTTTCTGTGTTTTTTCTCAAATGAGATTAATTCTAAATAATACTTTTTCATAACTTTTTGTGTTCGGATTTTATCCCGTCCCCGATTTAAGACACAAAAGTACGGCGGGTTTATATATATTCCAAATATATTTTAAGATATTTTTGTTAAAAGATTGTTAAATAGAAAGATGTATTGATTATCAACGAGTTACGGATCCGTCCCAATATTGTCTGGCAAGAATATAAGGGTGGGATTTTGCCAGGCAACATTCAAATAAAAAACCCCCACCGAATAAACGATGAGGGAGTTATGAACAAACATCAATAAGAAACATATTAAAAGATGGGGGAAGGATAATCAATATACAAATGGCAATAAGTAATAAAACTATACATCCACCCCCATCGTATTATAAATATAAGTAAAAGAATTTGTATTACCAAATTATTTATTTATTTTTTCAAGTAGATTTTCTATAACTTTTATTGTTGTAACTTCTTGAGTAACTTCATATCCATCAGGTATTTTATCAAGTTCTTGTTGTATAGCTGAATGTAAAGTTTTTAATGTGTAGTTGACTACAGCCAATTCGTCTTCTGTGAACTTTTCCATATTACTTATTTAATAAATGTTTTTTAATTATATCCATATCTTCTTCCGATACTATCATTTCTACACTTTCATCAATGGGTTTGGTAATAACACCTTGGATGGTTTCTTCTTTAACTTCTAATTTGTTTATCATTCGTTGAAATTCACCTTTAATAAATTTAAAATAAGGATTAGTTTTAACATTTTCCAAATGTGTTTCAATCATTGCTGTAATTATTTGTTTTTCCCATTTGGTTAAATATACCGATTTATTTTTTTTCATTTTATTTATTTTTAATGTGAGCGATAAACATCTTCATACAAAAATCATCAAACGTCATTTCATGTGGGTCAATCTGTGTTGAGTATATCTCGTATAACCCATCGTAGTTGTCCGCTGTAAATTTGATTAGTTCCTCCATATTATTTCTTTTTTGTAAGGTCTGTAATTAAATCTTTTTTTAATTCACCTGTGATATGTTTATCAAACTTCTTCATTGATTCAGATTTTTCATCCCATGTGAAGATAAACTCCGATAGGATTTGTGATAATCTACATATCTCTTGTACTGATGGTTTCTGTCCCAATAGAGTGTATATCTCTATTGCTCGTTGTAACTGTGATTGACGAACAATTATCTCGTCTTTTGTTGGGATGCGTGGTTGGTTCATATTAATTATATTCTTTTAATTTGTTTTGTAATTTAATTTCAAAATCTTGTCTTGTTCTTTCAGCATCAGGTTGACCATCAGGACCAAAACATAATGGAACATTAATCTTATCTAATGTACTCATATCAAAATCATCAGGGAAACCATCTTCTGGAAATAATTTGAATATATTATTAAGTGCTCCACGTTCTTCCCTGATTTGTTCAGTTGATTTATATAATACACCTAATTTACATAAACCATTAATTCTAGCACCTACAGCTACTTTCTGCATGGTACCACCATAAAATTCAATATACTTTCTATATGCTTCCCATAAAGTCATATTTTTATATAATTCATATAAAAATTGAACCCTTTCAGCATCAGAATTACATTGGTTTTTACGTTGTTCTAATTCATCTCCTTGAGGTAGATTGTTTGTGTTGTAATATGTTACAACTGGTTTTTTTCTTTTAGCCATTGTATATTGTTTTTATAAAGATAAGTATTAGATTTTGTAAAAAAAAATATATACATATATACTTTTCCACATATTCTTATAAATTAATTTACGAAATACGGAATATTTTTAAAATAGTTTTGATAAACGAATAAAATTATGTATTTATTATGTATAGAACATCTGACAGAAAAAGGATGTTTATCGCCCTGGAGGAGTTTCAAGATAGATACGTTAGTCATTTTCCGTACATCAGAAGGGGTCTTATCGGTGGATATTATACCAACTACGTGGATTAGTTGAGGAACGTACCGACTATAAAAAAGGTCAACAAGTATAAAAAAGATATGGGGACGAGCAATCACACTGGTCTTTTGAAACTTGTTGGGTGAGTTGAGATTTATCTCATTAATCCATAGGAGAACGAATTGTGCCCATTACCGAATTACCTGTTGATAATTTCTTTAAATCAATAATTTTATATATATTTATATAAATCATAACAAATGAAAAATAAACAAGAAGTAATTGCAAAAGTTGGAAATATTATATATTTAAAAGGTAATGAACCAACACAACAATATTTTACCAGTAAAAAATTGAGAAAAACAAGAGCTTGTAAATTAAATAAAAAATATGGTAAAGTTAAATAAAGGTTGGCGCTGGAGAGATAAAGAACTATCGTTGAAGGAATTTTATAATCTACCTTCAACCGTAAGGAATGAATATGTTTCCATGCTGGAGAAACTAACCTCAACAGAAAGAAGTTCTGGTGATGATATAATCCTCAACCAATATTCAAAAGTAATTACACAAACAAAACAATTCTTATCACTTGATGATATAGATTAGATAGTTTATATTTATTTATTATCATACCTGGTAATAACTCAACTCCTGACCTGGTATCCTAATTAAAACTTGGGTATCAGGTCTTTTTAATTTATTGAAGTATTTATATGAAGATATGTTCCAAGTGCAATATTAATCAAGATGAAAAAGAATATTACACCTACTATCACTCAACACTAAAAAAGTTTTATACCAGACAGATTTGTTTAACTTGTATGAGAAAGCAATCAAAAGAATATAAATCCAAATTAAGACAACAAAAACAAATATTGGAACAAGTACCTCAACAAGAAAAGATAATCCAACCAGTGGTACAAGAATTAAAACAGGAGGTATTGGAAGGTCAACGTAGATGTACAATGTGTAATGAAATTAAAAATATAACAGAATATTATGTGAACAGACACCAATGTATTATTTGTGTAAGAGAATATGAATTAAGGGTAAGAACTGAAAAAAATACAAAATATAAAATGGAGAATGGTGGAAGTGAAAGGGTTAAACAAAAGCCAGGTGACTATACTGATATTTATCAAGAA